GAAAACATGGCGCCGAGAACGAGAGAAGCGAGACAACTGAGACGGATTTTCATGCCCCAGTTGATAGCGGCAATCCGCCGAAACGGTCAAAAAGCTAGGGAATACCCTAGATTGGTCCCGCGGAGGATATCGCTCCGCAATCGGCTACTCCGGTGTAGATGCGGGTGTCTCTCATCGAACCGGAAAAGAAGGAATTGACCCCAGCCCCATTTTTCAGTGCTCCCAGGTAGACCGGGACGGAGCTGGCGATCGATCCGGTCAGTGAATCCGCAGCCGCAGTGGCGCTGGCCCGTGTTCCATCAATGTAAATTTTTACACCGGACGCCGCCTTCCCTCCGTCGTAGGTGACGCAGATGTTGTGCTTTGCGTTGAGGGTCAACGTTGTCGATGAAACAACGTCGATCAAATTGCTGCCGATAGCACTGCTCAGAAGAAAGCCGACCTGGTTTTGTCCGAGACCGTTCGAGCCGACGAGCTCGAGGCTCCAGCCAGGAATGTTAGTCGCAGCGGCGTCGAGGGTGGTAACGAGTCGATAGTCCGGGTTGGTGTCGTCGGTCGAATACACCCACGTGGACACCGAGAAAGGCAGACTGCCGTCAAAGTTTGTGTTGGTAAAGTTGGTCGCGGATGCGAAAGACGAGGTCCCGTTATAGGTCGCAGTCGCACTCGGAAAACCAGTGGGCGTTGTCCAGGTGACGGCTGTCGCTGCTGCTGGGTTGCCCGCGTCTGTCGGGTTGGCAAACGTAGAGCCCGACCCGTCGTTGGCGGGCCAGCTTTCCAGCAGAGTCACGTTCGATGAGCAGGTCGGAATCTGTAGAGACGTCCCTCCAATTGAAATCGTGACCGAGCTGGTTACAGTACAGGTTGAGCCAAGCGTGATCGTCGAATTTACCGGGACGCCAAAAGCATTGAGCACGGGGATGCCGGCGGGAACACTCATGGCTCCCGGGACAAGCGTGGCTGCAAGCGCGGGGCCGGTAGCCGAGACCAGGTTGAGCGTGCTGGCCGCGCCGTTCGGTGTCATGGTTCCACGGTCGTACCATTCCAGCGTGGGGTCGGGTCCATCGCGATAGGTCTGCAGCAGCGAGGCTGCATGGGCCAGATCCGTCTTGGCGAGGGTGTAGGTAAACCACGGCATGAGATACGACCAGTCGCCGCCCTGATAATCACCGGGGCCGAACGTCCCCCCATACGGAGCGCCACCGCCGGACGGGATGGTGCCCACGGTGGCCCACGTCGTCGGGCTTTGCAGGATGTACCCTGCAGCGTTGGTCAGCGTGGCAAAGTGGGTGCTGAAATAAGTAGATATCGTCGTCTCCTGCGTGGGCGTGAGCATCTCGAAATAGGTCGCGAGAGACGAAGAAACAATGTCGAGATTCGCGCTGTTCTGTCCCGTCGCAGACTTGAGCAGGCCAGTCGTTCCGTCGATCAGGGTGGATTTGATGGACGCAACCACGGTCGTATATTCCCCGTTGAAGAACGTCGCGTTGGTCGAATCCCCGGCCGCCGTCGCCATCAGTCCCATGACCTGACACACACGCGCATACCAGACGCTCGCATTCGCCACGTCGCCGGTGAACCGCATGTACTCCAGGAACGCGAACCCTGGGACGTACTCGTCTCCCGCGGTCACGGCGATGAGGTGGGTGGACCCATTGCGCGGAATCAAAGCGAGCGCCGTCTTGATCGCCGCGACGTTCGTGGTGTAGGGCGTCAGGTCCCCAGTCTTCTGGTAGTAGAGGTAGAGGAGCTGCGGGACCATGATCCAGCCGTCGCCGGTGACGTGCGCGTGGTGGGCATCGTCGGCCGAGTAAAAAATTGCTGATGTTCCATTCGCCGCGAGTGCAATCGGGAAATTGCCGCTGCCGTCTTTGGCCGCGATGAACTTCGTGACGTAGTTCAACACCTGGGCTGAGGTGAAATAGGAGGGAATCGCAAGCATGGCCTGGCCAGTGTCGTCGATGAACGTTCCGCTCGAAACATAGTTCGCGCCCGCAGCCCAAAGGTCCGTCCCATCGGTGAAGGCGAAGTGATTCTGGGCCAGGGCGCTGTTGGCGATGGTGGAGAGGGGGTTGATCGCTCTCGCCGTGATAGCAGTGCCGGTGAGCGTTGGCCCAGCTGGTCCGGTTGCGCCGGTTGCACCAGTGGCTCCCGCGCTGCCAGCTGTACCGGTCGCTCCCGTTGGACCGGTCGCGCCGGCGGTACCCGTTGGCCCGGTTGGCCCGGTCGGTCCGGTCGGTCCTGTGGCGCCAGCCTGAGCCCAAAGAATCCACTTGCCGGCAGCAAGGTCTGTCGCGAATGTTCCAGACGTGTGCGCTGTGAGGCACTCGTAGGTGCTGCCTGCTGTCGTGATGACGTCGAAGGCGGAGTATGCCCTGGCGGTGACCCACGCTCCACGGTTGGTGTAGCCCTGCCCAGCTGCGCCGGCCGATCCCGTCGTGCCGGTTGGGCCAGTCGCACCGGTTGAACCTGTTGGCCCGGTTGAACCTGTTGGCCCTGTAGCTCCGGTGGTCCCCGCCAGGGCGAGGAGTTGCCAGAAAGATGGGTTCGTGTCCGGAGATTTGTTTATGTTCGAAGCCGTCGCGATGTACGACGATCCATTCAGGCTTACCGCGTCATCGATCACGTAGGCCGTAGCGCTGCTCCACGCGCCCTTCCATGCCGTAGATCCTCCAGAGAGTCCCTGCGGCCCTGTTGGCCCTGTCGCTCCTGTAGATCCGGTGGGGCCAGTTGGCCCTGTGGCTCCGGCCGATCCGGGTGCCCCGGCCGCAGCCCACAGATTCCAGTTGGAGACGTCGGCCGCGAAGTTGACGGCGCTCGAGGTGAAAGACGTCGAGGCCTCGTAGGTCTGCTCCAGAGAGTCCCTGCGGCCCTGTTGGCCCTGTCGCTCCTGTAGATCCGGTGGGGCCAGTTGGCCCTGTGGCTCCGGCCGATCCGGGTGCCCCGGCCGCAGCCCACAGATTCCAGTTAGAGACGTCGGCCGCGAAGTTGACGGCGCTCGAGGTGAAAGACGTCGAGGCCTCGTAGGTCTGGCCACCGCTGGTGATGACGTCGAAGGGGTGGTAGGCCGTGCTGGCCACCCAGGCGCTGCGGAAGGCGAAGCCCTGGCCCGCTGCGCCGGCCGCCCCTGTGGCCCCCGCGCTGCCCGCTGTACCGGCCGCTCCGGTTGGTCCGGTGGCTCCGGTGCTTCCCGCGGGGCCGGTAGCTCCTGTGGCCCCTGTGGGGCCCGTAGGCCCGGCTGGGCCGGTTGGCCCGGCAGGCCCGGTGCCTCCGTCGCCTCCCAGGCTCGCGGCCGCGACGGGTGTGCCCTCGACGCAGATGTAAAGTGTCCCGCTGATCGTCCCGCCGCTGGTGGTGTCCTTGATGTAGAACGAGGGCGTCGCGCAGGGGCTGGGCGGATTCGCTTTGCCGAACGAGGTCGGGATCTGCTGCGTGATGGTGGTGTTCGCGGGCGGGGCGTAGGCGTCGAGCGCCCAGCTGGTGCCCGTCACGTTGGGGACCTTGGTCATGCTGTAACAAACCATCTGCACGTTGCACACCTGGAAGCTGTAGAGGATGTGCGCGGGCAGCGTGAGCGCGGCGTCGGGGACCTGGCAGCCGGAGAGTGCGCCGGCGGTGATCTTGCAGCTGAAGGCGGTGGGGGAGTTGAGGCCGCCGCCGGCCTGGACGAAGGGCAGCGCCTTGCCGTTGATATCGACGGGAACGATCAGCACCATGCCGTACGGGATCGGCACGCCGCCCATGTAGAGGTGGCTCGCGGGGATCGAGGTGTACTGGGCCTGCGCCAGGGGGCAAAGCGCCGCGCCGAGCAGGAGAGATGCGAGCCAACGAAAGCTGAATTTCATGCCCAGTTGATAGCGGCAATCCGCGGAAACGGTCAAAGATGCGGGTTAGCTGTGGAAGGTAAAGGCCCCCCCGCCGGCGACCGCAGGCGTCGTCACCGTGATGGAGAAGGACTGGGAGCCGGTAGACCCGTTGAAGTCTGTCACCTGCAAAACAAAGGCATAGGTGCCGGCGGTCGTCGGCGTTCCGCTGATGACTCCGGTCGACGGAACAAGCGAAAGCCCAGGGGGAAGCGACCCTGACGTCAGCGCAAAGAGGTAAGGCAGAGTTCCACCCGTCGCGGAGACCGTGACCGAATAAGCGACGCCCACCGTCGCGGGGATCGAAGGCAGAACCGGGATGACGGGCTGCGGCGAAGTGCTGGAGTTGACGTTCAGAATCGCGTTGAAGGGCGCGGCCATCGTGCGGCCGAAGATATAGGGAGCATTGTCGCCGTTGCTGGTCTTCGACGACAGCGTGAAGGTCACTCCCGTCCCAACCTTGAAGGTGTTGGCCGAGCTGATTCGGGGACCGAACAGTGCAATTTTTGTCGCCATGGTTAAGGGATCGCCAGAAAGAGCGTGCCGCGATGGAGGGCGCTCGTGATGCCTACGTTGTTATCCGTGATGACGATCCAGTTGTGAGAGTCGGCCGAGGTCGTCAGATCTCCGGTATAGGCGTCCGAGGCGATCATCCCGTCCCACAACTGGCCACGAATCTGTGCAAGAGAAGTCAGTGCGGCAAGCCCCCAGCCGACCAGAGCATCGCTTAGATTCGATGACCCATCGTGCCAGGTGTAGCAGCTCGGACCCGACGCGTCGTTGACGTTTGCCGGGACGAGCTTCGGGAAGCCCAGGCCAGTCGAAGGCGCTGAGGTGTTGTCGTTTTCCCAGAGATTGCCGTTACACAGGACCTGCACATTCGTCGCCAGGCCAGTGCCTGATTGCACGGTGTCGAGACAGGTGCGCCAACTCTTGAGGAGCGTTGTCGATGTGTCGGCGCCCGCGTTCCCCTGCAACCACATCGCCTCCGTGATCGTGCCGACCAGAAAGGTGGGGATAAAGGGAACGCCGAAGGCCGCGAACTCGCGGGCAGGCGTGGGCGTGGGCGTCCAGATGAACGCCTGGTATTTGTTCGCGACAATTCGATAGGTCTTACTCGACGCGCCGGGGTTCAGCATGATTCCTGCCGTGGTGCTGTTGCTCCCCACCTTCGTGCCGGAGACGTTCTGAATGCTGATCGTGACGCAGGTGCCCGCGTTGTCCTTCACCTTGATCTGCATGTTCAGGGCCTGCGGCGTGGTGGCGGATTGCATGATCAGCGTCGTCGTGTTGTGGCCGCTGATCGTAGTCCAGCCCGCGGCGAGCAGCACCGTCTCGATGTTATTGATCAGGTCCTGCTTGTTCGCTGGCGAGAACGTTGTGTTCTGCCGATTGGTGTCCTGATACTGGATCGCCATTTCTAACTCCTCACCGTGTCTAGAACGAGCTCGACCCACGCGACCGTCGATGCTGAGTCGAGGGTAAATTGCAGCAGATCATCTTTCGCGAAGGTCAGCGTCCAGCCTGTCTGCGGTATGCTCGTGTTCTTTTGCTGGCTGACGAGCGTCACCGGCGCCGACGCAACGATGCTGGTAAAGGTGGGGTAGGTCGAAGGGGTGCATTTCTTTATCGTGATCTGCGCCGAGCCGCTGACGTCGGCAAACATCAGGCCGCCACCCGTCAGCGTTCCCGCGTAGGCCATCGGCTGAATCAATGTCTTGCCCACAAGAATCGGATCGAACCGCACGCCGACATTGCCCACGATCGCGACCGCAGAGATCACGCCGCCGGCGATCACGATGCTGGTGCCGTCGGGCTTTACCGTTCCAAAGAGCGAGCCCGTCGCGCGCTTGGGCACGAAGGTGATCGACTGCTGCGGCGTCGCGCCGTCCGACTGGACGACGACGGTCTGGTCGCCGGTCGAGGCCGCGGGTATTGTCTGGTTGAGGAATTCGCCTGTAGTCGGTGCCGGCATCTACACCCCCACCTGTAACGTTGGCGGCGCGGGCCATCCGCCGGCGATCGCGCGTGGTGTTGCCGCGGGCGGAGACTGCGCGAGGATCGCGCCCATGTAGGTGTTGCCCTGCACGCCGACGAGCGCGGTGGTGGTGACGCAGCTCGGGGTGAGGGTTGCGCCGGTCTCGCCAACCTGCGCGAGGTCCGCGATGGTGATGTAGTACCAGGTCGGCACCGAGGGCGTGGGGATGGTGAAGGTGCGTGCGCTGTAGTTGACGATGAGCGCGCCGAACGTGACAGCCACCGCGGCCAGCGCGATCGTCGTCGCCGTGGGATTGGTGAGCGCGAGCGTGGGGTTGTTGGTGTAGGTGCTGATCTGGCTGGCGGCCGGGGATCCGGACCAGATGCCGGGCTCGGTCTGCGTCGACGTGGACTTCTCCAGCAGCAGCGTCGCGATGTTGAGCGCGGAGCCCACCAGCATGTGCAGGCCTGGGCCGGTGTGGGGATCGATCTCGATCGTCACGATGATGCCGGCGGTGAGCGCGGGGATCACGGTGGTCGCGGTGTTGATCCGCGCCATCTGCGGCGGGCTGCCACCCAGCAGAACGTTGCAGCTCGCCGAACCTACCAGGCCGCCGGTCGCGTTGTAGAACGAGACGGTGGCGACGGCCAGGCCGATGTTCGCGGTGCCGAGGTTTGAGTCTTTGAAGTAGGCGCTCAGCATGAGGAAGTCGCCGATCGCCCACTCCGATTGCGCGATCGATTGCGAGAGCAGCAGCTGCGACGTCGTCAGCGCGGTGCCGGCGATGGTGTACACCGCCTCGCCTCCGTTGTCGGTGTCGGGCACGAAGCCATCGCCCGCGCGGCCGGCGACCGTCCAGAAGGAAAAGCCGTCGGAGAAGTTGGAGTTCAACAGCAGGTTGGGCGTGGGGCCCAGCCCGGTGATGGTGACCGAGGGCGCGGAGTTGAATCCCGCATAGTCGTTGTTCACGTCGAAGCCGACGACGGTGTACGTCGTCTCCTGGCCGGGCGCGATCTGCGTCTGCCAGCTGGTGGGAAAGTTTGTCAGCCTGGCCACCATGGTTGGCAGGGCGCTCACCGGGCCGCCGGTGACCAGCGCATAGATGCCGACGCCGACAGTGTCGGGACCGAGCTGCCAGCTGAGCGCCGCGTTGGGGATGTATTCGCCGCCGGTGAGCACCAGCACCTCTTTGCCCAGCAGCGAGGTGACGCCGGGGTGGCTTGTGCTCTGTGCTGAGGTCTCGCCCACGATCGGGGTGGCGTCGATGTAGACGCGGGCGTCGTAGTCAATCCACTCGATAGTCGCGCGAAATTCGCTGGCCTTCTTGATGGTGACGATCCGGACCAGCTTCTGCGTGCCCACCGGGCCGTAGAAGTAGGTTGCATAATCGTCGGGCGCCTGGGGCAGCGGTGTGCCCAGGGTGACGGCGGTGGCGGAGGCCGCGGTGACGCTCGACGTGACCATGACGTCGGTGTCGTACAGCGTGTAAGCCTCGCCGCCGGCGGGCGCGAAGCCTGCGGCCGGTTGTACCACCACCATGCCCGCGGCGGTGCTCGAGATGGGATTGTCGTACTTAATGCCGGCGACGATCGCCACCGCGCGGGTGACACGATGTGCGTTATCGAAGCTGGAGAGGTTGAGCTGCAGGCCGACGGTTGCCCCGGTGACGTCGACCACCGGCACGGCCGAGGTGATGGTGCCGGTGTAACGCGAGAGACCGGCAAACAAAATGATCAGCGAGTAGCTGGTCCCGCTGACGAACGGCAGATCGTCGCGATCGATATTCACCAGCGTGGTGGTCGAGCCGGGGAGCGTGCGCCCACCCCATCCCCACGCGGGGACGTCATGTTGCAGGATCACTACGTTGCCCGGCCGCGATGCGATCGCGTCGACGTCGCACTTGAAGGTGCCGGTGCGCAGAAGAAACTGGTTGCAGCGTTCCTTGAAGCGGGCGAGGTGCCAGGCCTGCGCGGGGATCGTAATTCCCTTCCCGTCGATGCGGACGTTTTTGATGATCATCCCGTTGTCCTGGTTGGCAGGATCGATGTACACCATCGGGTTGTCTTGTTTGTAGAAGCGGGTCGAGTCCGCAAACTGGATCTCGATCTGGTTCGCGCGATCGTCGATCGCCATCCAGGTCTCGTTGAAGCTGTCCTGGGCAATGTTGCCGATGGTGAAGATCTGGCAGGGGTCGTCGGGCTGATCGACGAAGACGCCGTAGTCGCGGCCGAGTGGGATGATCTGCGCGCGCGACATGCGCCCCACCGCGTTGACCGAATCCCACAGATTGGACTCGCTGTCGAACACGCCGTTGAAGACGTGGCGGCGGATGCTGCCGCCGTTGCCATCGTCCACCAGCTCGTCGTTCAGGTCGGCCCAGCTGATCCACTCGTCGATGAAGCGATCGATGTTCGCGGCGGTGATGCCGGGCGACTGCCCTCCGCCATACAGCCCGTCGATCATCGCGTCCGCGGCGACGCAGGCAGGGTTGTCTTCCTCGTAGACCTGCAGCGCGCCGGGCAGGATGTTGTTGTCGAGAGTGCGCAGACCATGCTCCACCAGCGCGGTGATATCGAGCTGCGAGCCGGAGAGCTGCCCGGTGGCCAGCGCGCGCACGCCGATCAGGATCATGTTGGGATAGGAGAGGTCGAGCAGCGAGACCTCGTTAACCGAGTGCATCCAGATGTCCTGCCCGAAGTCCGCGGTGAATTGATCGCCGGGCGGGATGATGCTGGGGATCCTGCCCGAGCCGTACTTGGTCACGCGCACGTCGTACTTGTTGGGCGCGAGCCCGTAGATGTTGGTGCGGTTGTAGAGTGGCGACTGATCCGCGCCGCCGAAGACGATGTACCCCGCGCTCCACGTCAGCACCTCGACCTGGTTGATATCGATTCGGGTAAGCTGCCACTCGCCGGTGACCGTCTTGCTGGTGGTGTGGGTGGTGGTGTCGGGATTTGTAACCGTGATCGTCTGCGTCGCGGTGTAGACGTCGCCGGGTGTGTGCGAACCGCTGTCGGTGTCGTAGACCACGCCGGAGCTGGGTGGCAGATCGGTAGCCACCGCGCTCCACGTCGGGAAGGGATTGGGCAGGCCGGTGATGGGGTCGTAGGTAACGACGTCCTGCGTGGTCAGCGGCTGCACGACGGGGAGCCAGATGCCAGCGCCCGAGACCGAGTACTCCACCAGGTAGGTGACCTGGCGGACGATCTTGTTTCCGTCCTGGGTGATCTCCCACAGGCCGCCGGGCGCGAAGACGTCGACCTGGAGGATCTGGGTTAGCGTTCCGGTGCCGGGCACGATGACGGGGACCGCGGCGAGCAGCTGAGTCAGCTGGGGAAAGCCGTTGACGATGCGATTGAAGTTCGGGATCGGCAGCTGGACGTTGCTGCCCATGCGCACGTAGTACTGCACGTTCTGATATTCAGAAATGTCTTTGCCGTTAAGCTGGATGCCGGTGATCGAGCGCGCGGGGCCGAAGCCGTAGCAGGCCAGAACGTTCAGATACTGGTCGGCGCCCTCGATATCGATGAAGCTGGCAATGATGTTGCCGCCCCAGCGCATGGTGCCGTTGCCCTTGGGGATCACCGTGCCCGACTGCGCCAGCGAGTGCGGGCCGTCGAAGGCATAGCTCGGGGTGTTGGTTTTGTTCGGCGGCGTGTTCATGAACGCGCTGATCAGCAGGTTGCCGCCGATGCTGACAGCGCCCGCAATGATGGAGGCGGACACGGCGGAGCTGAGCCCTAAGAACGTGACGCCTGCGCCGCCTGGGCCGAGCAACGCACCGACTGCGATGGACGCGGCGACCACCGCAACCGAGGCGAGGATGCGCAGCGTGCTGCCGCCTTCGAGCGTGGGGACGACGACGATGTAGTCGCCATCGCGCGGGGTGGTGAGGTCCCACAGCGATCGCGCGACGACGTTGCCGTTGAGCGAAGCCGTGAGGCCTTCCGTCTCACCCGCAAGCGCGTCGGAGATATATTCCTCGAGACACCAGCCTTCCTCGAAGGCGATCTCATGGGTTACGCGATCCACCGAGGGCTGCAGCGGGTTGACGACGTGGATGACCTGGATCACGCGGGACTCCAGGGATTGGGCATCGCGTCCGGACCGGGCTCGCCCATCTTGTAGAAGCCGACGATGCGGTGCGCCCACAGCGGGCCGAGGGTCGACTCGACCACAACGCCCTTGGTCTGCGCGGTGGTGTGGATCATGCGGTGGCGCGCGACCATGGTGCCAATGTGGTGCTCGTTGGGGCCGACGCGAAACAGAACGACAGCTCCGTACTCGGCGCCCTCGAGCTTCTCGCAGTCGGCGAGGAAGCCGCCCTCCGCGAGCTGGCGATGCAACTCGCCCTCGCAGGAAAGAAACTTCGGCCCGGTGATGCCGCGGCGGCGCTGGATCTCGATCGCGAGTCCCAGACAGTCGTAGGCCTCCGGTCCGCGCGCGCCTGCGGACCAGGGCTTGCCTAGCAGGTCGAGGTATAGAAAAACATCAGAGAATCGTGAGAGGTTGGCTGGCATCAGACGCTCGCCACGGTTGCGCCGTTGGTGTCTATGCCGGGGAAGGTGCCCACGCGAATCAGGTTGTTGTGCGCGATGCAGCCGTTGGGGCCGTCGATCGTCAGCGAGCACGTCGGCAGCGAGCCGATGTAGCCACACTGCGAGCCCAGCATGTTGTTTGCGGAGGTCGCGCCGAGGGCCTGCAGCGCCGGCGAGTTGTACTGCCAGATGCAGAAGTTCGGCCGATACATGTGGATCGGGTAGAGCCTCCGCAGCGGCGAGGAGGCTCCGAGCTTGAAGTGGACCAGCTGCGCGTCACTGACTGTTTGCTTGACTGTGAAGCTAAGCGTGAGGTCCGGCTCCCCCGATGGGTTCGAAGTGTTGACGGCGTAGAGATCGAGCGACGCGCCCACCACGCCGGCAAACTGCTCGACCGTCGACTGCAGCGCGAGCAGGATGTTCGAGGCCTGCACCTCGCAGTCGGGCACGCTGCCGTTAGAGCTGACAGCAAGGTCGCCCATCTGAAAATTGAACGGCGTGTACGTCTGCGGGCCGTTGCCGTCGTTGGCGTCGAAGGTGACAGCGTCGGTATTGCGCACCAGGCGGAGGTGGGTGTCGGTGAGCGGGTTGGTGCCCGGCCACGCCAGGTCGCACAGCAGCAGCCAGGGCTCGCCGGAGGCAAGTTTGTGCCGCTCGATATTGGCGACGACGGAGAGAAGAGAGAAGGGCGGCCGGGTCGACATTTATGTCTCACTCAGCGCCGGCGTGGCGACGGCGGTGCCGTGCGGTGAAGGCGGACCGAGCAGGATCACCCCGAAGGGGAGTGCCCAGCCGACGCCCTGCCCAGCGGGAACGGTGACCGGCGGAGGCATCAGAGGATCCGTCAAAGGGGCTGCGCTGTTGTAATACACGGCGAACCCCAGGCCGGTGACATTCATCGCGTCGAGCAGCGGACCAGAAAGAAGCAACGAGGAGTCGACCGCAAACCCTATCCGCTGACCCACCAGGGCAGACAAGGCAGTGCCGATACTCGCGTCGGTGAATTCGGTGCTGGTGAACGTCGCCTGTGGCGGAGGCGTCGGTATGTTGAAACCGTTACCCCTAAGCCCACCGCCGATCCCTCCATCTTCGACGGCGCCATAGTTCAGCCACTGCAGGCAGGCGTCCTTCACCCCGTCGGCGATGATGACCGGGTAGATCGCCATAATCACGGCGTCGGGCGGCAGCTGCGAGACCAGGTTGAACGAGTTCCAGATCGCGCCGAAGTTATAGGCGCTCAGCGTGGCGCTCGAGGTCTTGGTGGCGCGCGCGGAGGGCAGCACCAGCGAGGAGTCGAAGCCGGTCCGGTTGCGCAGATTGAGCGGGCCGCGCCCCTGCAGGGTGACGTCCATCGTGACGGTGCGGCCGATGATCGAGTTGATGCCCAGCCCGCTGATGAAGGCCTGCCCGCTGAAGCTGTCGTCTCCTGATTCGGAGTCGAGGAAGAAATTCCACTCCGACGAGGTCCGCCGGCCTTCGCCGATGGTCGCCTGGATGATGTTGGTTAGCTGCGACGGATCGCCCATGAGGTAAACGAACTTCGCCTTCACGGTCCACGACGACGTCGAGGGCAGCCAGTCCTCCCACGCATCGTCATCGGTGGTGGAGGCGTCAATAGATTTTTGTTTGATCGTCATCGTCCACTCGGTCAGGCCGATGACCTGGGTGGCGAGGCCGGGAATGGTGACGCCGGGGTTGAGCCCCACGGTGGTCTGCGCAAAGTCGCCGGTGAGACGCTTGGTGGCCATCTACACCTCGCCGATCTCGAAGCTGCAGTTCTCGCGAAACTCGCCGTAGACGAAGCCGCAGTCGGTGTAGCTGGGGATCACCGTAAAGTTCACGGTGAGCGTCACCGGGGTGGCGGGCCGGCTGTCGATGAAGGTGAAGAGCACGGCGCCGAAGACGGCATCGTTGACCACGAAGGCCTCGAGCGCGGTCTTGTCGGCCTGGGTCAGCATGTCGATCGTGACCGCCCACTTCCGGCGCCGCCGGGTGTAGCGGGCGCGCGAGGTCACCATCCCGTTCTCCATGGGATCGCGGAGGGTGGGGTCGAGCGTGGTCGTCTTGGTCCGGAGCGCCGGCTTTCGCGTCAGCGTCGGGAAGGCAGGGGTGGGCACGCGTCAGCTTCCCGCGAATTGCCAGAATGTGGCGAATCCCCTTAGATTCCAAGGCATGAGCGACCTGATCAACCTGAAGGTGGACGTCGACGGCCCGCTGCGGGGCCTGCGGATCGTGCGCGACGAGGCGCTTCCCTTCACCATCGTGCGGGCGCTCACCATGACCGCCCAGGATGCCCAGCAGATCGTCCGCCAGGTGGAGCGCACCACCTTTACCCTGCGCAACGACTGGACCACGCGCAACACCAAGATCACGCCGGCCACGAAGCAAACCCTGACGGCCGAGGTCTACACCGACACCGGGAACCGGGCCTCCGGAGCGGCCGACTACCTGCCCCGGCAGCAGGACGGCGGCGAGCGGGTGCCGGTCAGCGGTCACCGCTACCTGGCGATCCCCACCGCCTATCTCTTCAAGTACACGTCGAAGAACCGCCCAATCCCCGATAACCTGCGCCCCAGGGCCATCCTGCCGCCCGACGCGGC